CACGAAGAAAGATTAATTGGCGTCTTAAAGAAACTAGAAGATGACATTATTGCTGAATTAACTTCTGTAACATCAGGCGGAGTAAATCTAACAACACAAATAGCCATACAACTTAGACCTAACCTAAAAAGATTAATTGAAGAAAACTATCTTAAAGAAGCAGGTGAATTAATTAGTGAATATGATGAGGTTATAAAAGAATACCAAGATTTAATTAAACCACTACCTATCCCAACAAGATTTAAAAGTTTAACGCAACCTGATTTAAAAGTTATTAACGATTTAAAATATTTATCTTTTAGTGGTTATGAGAATATTGCTAATCGTTTTCTTGATGATATTGCGAATGAGATTTATCAATCTGCTATTATTGGCAAACCATTTAATCAAATGGTTAAAAATATTAGAGGTTCTATTAATGGGGTGTATCAGCGTTCCAATGAAAATGCGATTAACCGATTAGTTAGTTATATAGATAAAAATAGATATTCTAGTGATGCATCTATTTTATCAAAAGTTAAATTAGCTAGAGAAACATTACATACCAAATATGGTGCAGATATATTAGGTGAGAATATGCGTAAATATTCTAGTCAGATTGTACACGATAGTATTATGCAGTTTGACGGACAATTCACTAAGTATAAAGGTGATGAAGCAGGTATAACTTCATTTAAATATACCGGAACTAATATCCTAACTACTAGAGATTTTTGTAGAAGAAACCTAAATAGGGTATTTACAGAAGAAGAAGCAAGAGAAGTTTGGGCAAATCAATCTTGGTCAGGTAAGTCAGGAAGTGACCCATTTATAGATAGAGGCGGTTATAGATGTCGCCATTCATTTATTCCCTATGACCCTGAATGGGATAATTTAATTGAAGAATAAATAATTTTTCTATAAAGATTTAATTAACACAAATTAAGGAGTGTCAAATGACTGATGAACAGGGTCAAGTGAACGAAACACTTGAAACAAAAAACGAATCAGTACAAGAGGAATTAAAACAGGAAACTAAACAAGAGAACAAAGGATATACTCAAGAAGATATTGAAGGTATTGTCCGCACACGACTAGCAAGAGAACGTGCTAAGATTTATAAAGAACTAGGAACAGAAAATCTTGAAGAAGTAAAATCTGTAATCCAAGAGAAAGAACGTCTTGCATTAGAAGAAAAAAAGAAGCGTGGCGAATTTGAGGATATACTCAAAGAACAAGCATCTAAATATCAACAAGAGATACAAAAACTTCAAACAGATTTAAGAAGTATTAAAGTTAATGATTCTCTTTTAAATTCAGCTTCAAGAAACAAAGCTATCAATCCTCAACAAGTAGTTGAACTGTTAAAAAACAATGTTCAATTAAATGAAGAAGGACAGGTAGAAGTTCTTGCAGAAAATGGTTCACCAAGATATAACAAAGATGGAAACCTTTATTCTGTGGAAGAATATGTTTCTGAATTTTTGACGCAGAATCCTCATTTCCAAATGGCTACACCTAGTGGCAGTGGAAGTAAGGGTAATGTGGGTAAGGTTGACGCTAAACCTTTCAATCTAGCGGACTTGGATTTGAACAATCCTGAACATAGAAAGCAATACGCTGAGTATCGCAATAATCGTTCCGGATTTAGTATGAAGCCAAAACTAACTATAAATAACTAATATGAAAAAGGAGTATAGCTAATGGCTAACGAAACAACATCAAGTAGTATTAGTGAACTATATACTGAGATTATTCAGGAAGCGATTTTCACTTTCCAAGAAACCTCAGTTATGCGTCCGCTAGTAACTACTTACAACATCTCAGGACAAGGCAAGCAAATTGCTGTTCCTGTATTTCCAACTGTATCTGCTTCAGCAGTGAACGAAGGAACTGACCTATCTAATACAGAAGTCAACCCAACTGAAACAACTATTACTGCTTCAGAAGTTGGTGTAATGACAACTTTAACTGATTTAGCTAGAGAATCATCTGCAAGACCAATCGCACAAGATATTGGTAGAGTATTTGGTGAGGCTATTGCTAAGAAAGTTGATACTGACCTAGTAGGTTTATTTTCTTCTTTCGCATCAGGAAACGACTTAGGTTTAGCAGGTACTGAACTAACTGCTGATTTGCTTTTAAAAGCAGAAGCAACACTTAGAGCATTAAATGTTCCTAAGCCTTACTACGCAGTGTTCCACCCAAAGGCGATGTTTAACTTAAAGAAAACATTAACTTCTGCCGGTTATTCAACTGGTGCAAGTTCTGTTTCATCTGTCGGTGAAAACATTAACAGAAGTGGTCTAGTAGGTTCAGTATTTGGTATTGACCTATTTGAAAATGCTAACATTTCAGTAGATGTATCTGATGATTCTATCGGTGGTGTATTCCACCCAATGTCATTAGGTTTAGCTATGAAGATGGATTTCAAACTTGAAACCCAACGTGATGCTAGCCTTCGTGCCACAGAAATTGTCGGTACGATTACATACGGCTCAGGCGTAGTTAAAGATAACTATGGTTGTGCAGTAACTGTTGATTCAGCATTATAAATAATGTTAATATGGGTGGGGATTATCCCCACCTATAAAGGAAGATATTATGGCAACAACAACATTCTCAGTAGCAAGTTCAGATTTAACAGATTACCAACCTGATATTTTAGGTTATGGAGTTGCCGATTTTGATACACAATTACAATTCGCTGAAGATGATGTTATTCGTCAAATAAGACAAGATTGGTGGGAAAGATACCGCCACACAGTTCGCTATAAAGATATTACGAAAGTTACTACTATTGAAATGAACAGTAATAAGTTAATTGCTTCTCAATGGAAAAGAGCAGTTATATTTAAATCCTTTGCAGATTACATCTACCCCATACTAACTAAATGGAAAGACCCACAAGGCGGTGATGGTGCTGATGCATTCCAAGTACAAATGGCACATTATAGACAAAGATACGCAGAAGAATTTCAAGCCATACTTCGTGATGGTGTAAAATACGATGAAAATTTAGATGCTGTTATCCGAGCATCAGAAGAAGAACCTATCCATCATTTACGTTTGGTTAGATGACCAAAATTGTAGATAACTTTGACAAAGTCTTAAACGACATCAAAAAAAAACTATCAGATGATGGTGTTAAAAGAAGAACTTTAGCATATATCTCTAACTTTGAAGTAGCGACTATTAAAGATAGAACACAGAACAAAGGCAAAGATTATAGAGGTAATCCATTCATTCCCTATTCTAAAAGATATAAAAGAAGATTGGTTAAAGAAAGTGGACACGTTGATTTAACAGATACAGGACAAATGTTTAGTTCATTAACATATAGATTAGGTTCTAATAGTTCTAATTTGTTTTTCCAACAAGGATTTGCAAATAGAAAAGCATACTTTCACGATGTAGCCGGTGTAGGTAAAAAGAAAGTCAAGCGTAAATTTTTTAGATTGTCAGAAAAAGAAAAAGATATATTGTCAAGTTTATTTGCTAAACAATATGCAAAGAATGTTAAATTAAATTTAAGATGAGTATTAGAGAAAACATAGCCAGTAATTTAAAAACGACCTTAGAAGGTGTATCTAGTCCAATTACATTCAAGAAGGTCAGTCGTATGCCTTTTGAACCTGAGGACTTGGCTGATACACAATTCCCAAGTGTTTATATTCAAACAGCAGATGAAACGAGAGAAGATTTTGCACTAGGTGATTATTCAGCAGGTAAAAGAGCAGGTACTATTGATTATGTTATTGTTGGATATGTTAAAGGTGCTGATACTAATATTGACACATTAAGAAACCAATTAATTGAAGTTGTTGAAGAAACACTTGATACAGATAGAACTAGAGGCGGATATGCTAAAGAAACAAAGATTGTTAATATAGATACAGATGCAGGTAGATTTTATCCTTTCGGTGAATGCGTAATTACTGTAAGAATATTCTATGAATTTATTAGAGGTACTTCATAATGGCTAAACGAATTAATATAATTATGCCTGATGGAATTAGTACAGTTTCTATTTGGGATAATGAACTAGACAAATTTCTTGCCAAAGGATATAAAACTAAGGTAGAAAAAAAATCTACTAGAACATCTAAGAAAAAAGATGTAGAAGTAGATGAAGAAGAACAAACAAAGGAGTATAACGAATGGCAACACACGTTGGAACAAGCGGAGTAGTCAAAGTAGGTGCGAATACAGTTGCGGAAGTAACTGGTTTCACTATTGATGAAACAAATGACACAGTTGAAGATACTTCTCTGACTGATACTGCAAAATCTTACAAAGCATTGAGAAAAGATGCTACCGGTACTGTTGAATGTCATTGGGACGAAACAGATAGTACAGGTCAAGGTGCTTTAGCAGTTGGTTCAGAGGTAACTTTAAGTTTATACCCTGAAGGTGCAGACGCAGGTGATACATACTACACAGGTACAGCAATCGTAACTGGCGTATCACAAAACGTTTCACTTGACGGAGTTATTTCAAGAACTATTAACGTACAATTCTCAGGTGGCGTAAGCACTACAACTGTATAATTAAATGCCCAAAAAGGATTTTCTTGAAGGTGCTATAAATCACTTTAAGCATCAAGAGATAAAAATTATAGAAGTTGAGGAGTGGGGTTTAACTGGCGAAGATGCCATTTATGTTAAACCATTTACGCTACTTGAAAAAAACGAAATCTTTGGAAGTGGTGACTTAAAAGATTTATTTGTATTAATTGATATTATTGTCAAAAAAGCAGAAACCAAAGATGGTGAAAAGATGTTTGATTTGGAAAGTAAAATCAGAATGAAAAAGTTTGTTGACCCTGATATCATATCAAGAGTAGCCAACCAAATACTTGGGGTTACATCGTCTGTTCAAGACTTAAAAAAAAATTAAAAAACGACCCTGAAGCATCTTCTTATTTTTTCTTAGCTGAAAAACTACATAAGACCATAGGCGAAATAATGCAAATGCCTGTGGAAGAATTTAATTTGTGGTTGGCATATTTTGAAAATAAGATAGAAATAGAGCAACAAGCAATTCAAAAGGCAAAAATGAAGAATGGCAGACGATAGACAATTACTGATAAAATTTATACTTCAAGACCAAACAAAGAAAGGTTTTGATAGTGTTAATAATCAAGTTAAAGGTACTCAAAAATCTTTATTTAATTTAAAGAATGTTTTATTAACAGTTGCCGGTTCTTTAGTTGTTAGACAGTTTTTAGAATTATCAAATACATTCCAACAAGTCCAAAATAGATTAAAATTAGTTACTGATAGCACAAATGAATTAATAATAGTTCAAGATAAACTATTTGATATTGCTCAAAAAACTAGAGGGGGATTTGCTGAAACAGTAACATTATACCAAAAATTAGCATTAAACGTTAAAGAATTAGGATTAAGTCAAACACAATTATTAGAAATTACTGAAAACGTCAATAAAGCCATAGCGATATCAGGTGCAGATAGTGTACAAGCATCAGCAGGTATCTTACAGTTATCACAAGCATTCGCATCAGGAAGATTACAAGGTGATGAATTTAGAAGTATCTCAGAAAATATACCTGTTATTTTAGACTTACTTGCAGAATCAACAGGTAGGTCAAGAGGCGAATTAAAGAAGATGGCATCTGAAGGTTTATTAACCGCAGATGTATTAGCAAAAGCAATAGGTGGTGCAACACAAAGATTAGATAATGATTTTGGTAAATTAGCACCTACTATTAGTCAATCATCTACTGTTTTATCAAATAGTTTTTTAAATCTTGTTGGTTCAATGAATGAAGTATCAAGTGCAAGTCAAATATTGGCAAATTTTTTTGTACGAGTTGCAGGTGGTATAGATAGAGTAAATGAATTATTAAAAATATTTGATGGTAGTATTTCAAGTCCATTAAATAATATTCAAAAATATAAAGAAGAATTAGGTTTAACCAGTGATGCTCTTGACGAATTTGGTTACTCAGTCAGAGGTGTAACTGATGATTATAAACAACAATTTGAAGGTTCAGCAAAAGTAGTAGAAGTAATAAATGAACAATTACAAGCAATAAACACATTAAATACTTTAAAAGATTTAAAAGATAAAAAAGATGGTGAAGAATTAGATAATATTATTCAATTAATAAAAGAATATGAAGATTTTATAGAGATATTAGACAAAGTTATAGAAAAAAGAAAAGAAGAAGCAAACACAGTTACTATTAATAATTCAAAACAAATTGAAGAATTAAAAAAATTAATCAAGACAAATGAAAAAGCATTAGAATCAATTAATGATGCAACTAAAGAAGCATTATTAACACCATTACAACTATTACAAAAAAAACAAAATGATGAATTATTATTAGTTCAAGAACAACAAGATAAATTAAAAGAATTATTAAGATTACAAAAAGAAGATGAAAAAGGAATAACAGAAGAAGAAAATCAAAAATTATTAGAGCAAATAGAAGAATTTGAAAGATTAAAATTTGGTATAAAAGCAAAATATGGTCAACAAGAATTAGATTTATTAGACAAACAAAGAAAAGAAGAAGCAAGAATACAAAAAGAATATTACGATAAAAATGTATCTGAAATTGAAAATAGAAATTTCCAATTTGAAAATTTAGATAAAATGAGTGAAGAAAATAAAGTTAAATTGGTTAAAGAAGGTGGAAGAAATTTACTAGATGAACTAGCTAAAAGAAATAAAGTTGCATTTGCTATTAATAAAGCATTAGCGATTAGAGATGCAATTATTAGTACATCACAAGGTATGGCATCTGCTTTAAAATGGGGTTATCCATTGGGACCGATTTTTGCAGGTATTATTGGCGGTTTAGGTGCAGTTCAAATTGGTACAATAGCATCACAGCAATATCAAGGAAGAGCATTGGGTGGACGTGTTCAAGCAGGTTCAACTTATATGGTGGGTGAACAAGGTGCAGAAATGTTTGTACCGGATAGAAGCGGAACTATTGTAGCAAATAAAGATTTAGGTAGAGCAACAAATGTTAATATAACTATTAATGCAAATGACACACAAGGATTTGATGATTTATTAGTTAAACGTAGAAGTGTTATTGTTAATGTGATAAATGATGCTTTAAATAGTCAAGGGAAAGAGGCTTTAATCTAATGAGTGGTACATATCCAACATCACCTGAATTTTCATCAGTAGGTTTTAGTTCAGAACAAGCAACAATTACTTCTACTACTGATAGTGGCAAGATGTTTGCAGTTCAGATAGACGGACAAAGATTTAAGTTTAGTGCTACATATCCACCTATGAGAAGAAGCGAATTTTCACCAGTATTTGCTTTTATTATGAAACAAAGAAGTCAAAAAGAAACATTCCAAATTGCTTTACCTGATTTAAAGAATGCCAAAGGTGATGTATCAGGAACAGTTCTTGTTAATGGTGTTCATAGCGCAGGTGATACAACTATTGATATTGATGGAATGACAGGAACATTAAAAGCAGGTGACTTTGTAAAATTTGGTGGTCATTCAAAAGTATATATGGTTGTAGCTGATGCCACCGCTTCGGCAGGTGCAACAACTATTACCATAGAACCACCACTAAGAAGTGCGTTAGCTGATGATGAAGCAGTGACATATGACGGAGTAGAATTTACAGTTCGCTTAACAAATGACGTACAACAATTCAATACAGGGGATTTAGATTTATATAGATTTGAAGTAGATTTCATTGAGGCGTTATAATGACAAGAGGTTTATCAAACGATATTACCTCTGAATTAGGTAGCCAAAATATTAAGCCTATTGCCTTAGTAGAAATACTTTTCCCAACACCTCAAAGATTAACCAATCATTACAAAGATATAACCCACAATTCTAACACATATACTGCAAGTTCACATCTATTAGGTATTAGTGGTAAAGGTGAAAATTCATCTATTGATGTATCTAGTTTTCAAATTGAATTAAGTGCAGTTGATAGTGCTTTTGTTTCTATTGTTTTAAATAATGTAGTTAATAATGACAAAGTCACAGTAGATTTAGGTTTCTTAGATAATACTGACACATTAATAGATACATTTACTTATGAAGTTGGATATATAGATAGTTTTAATATTAATACAAAAACAGGAAGATTAGTTTTAAATTGTACTTCTCATTTTTCTGATTTTAGTAGAACTGCAGGACGCAAAACAAACAATGGTAGCCAACAAAGATATTTTGCAACAGATGTTGGATTTGAATTTGCAGGATTAACAGTTCAAGATATTTTATGGGGTAGGAAGTAATGGGATTTTTTGATTCTATTGGAAAAGCATTAGGTGATATTTGGAAAGGTGTTCAATCTGTTTTTACAGAAGTAATATCTTGGCTTATTCCAATACCTTCTGTTCCTGATTTTGATAAAAATTTAGCAGAACAAAATGCACAAGGTGTTTTATTAAATAAACAATCTAACAATGCGTCTATCCCTATAATTTATGGCGAACGATTAGTTGGTGGTACGAGAATATATTTATCAGTAGAAGGAACAACCAATCAATATTTATATGGTGCTTTAGTTTTATGTGAAGGTCAAATTAATGCCATTACAGAAATTAGAGTAGAAGATGATGTAGTGACATTTAGTGGAGGTTTTGCTGACGGAACACAAATAACTTCTAATGACACAAGATTTGGTACAACAATAACTATTCAACCATTTTATGGCAGTGACGGACAATCAGCATCAAGTCTATTATCTACTTTAGATGATTGGGGAACAAATCATAAACTTAGTGGAATATCCTATATTGCATTTCGTTTTGAATGGGACGCAGATAAATATACAGGTATTCCAAAGATACAAGCAAAAGTACAAGGTAAATTAATTTCTATTTATGATAGTGGAAGTAATGAAACTGCAAATCAATATTCTACTAATCCTGCATTTGTATTATTAGATTATTTAACCAATACAAGATACGGAAAAGGAATAGATATATCTGCAATAGATATTCCTAGTTTTTATACTGCCTCAACTGTTTGTTCATCACAAATTACTCCCTATTCAGGTGCAGGTTCTACAATTAATTTATTAGACTGTAATGCAGTTATAGATACCTCTAATAAGATTATTGATAATGTCAGAACATTGTTAGTAGGTATGCGAGGATTAATTACTTATCAACAAGGTAAATATAGACTTGTTGTAGAAAGTACAGGGTCAAGTGTTTTAACTTTAAACAAAGATAATGTGATTGGCGGATTATCTGTTCAATCAGAAAAGAAAAATACGAAATTTAATCGTATGCAAATTACATTTATTAATCCTGATAAAAATTATCAATCCGATACAGTTGTTTATGATACTGACCATTCAACCTACTTAGCAGAAGATGATAATTTTTTACAAGAAGGTGCATTAGATATCCCAACAATTACTTCGCCTTATCAAGCAAAGGAAATGGGTAAACTTGTTTTATTAAGGTCAAGAAATAGTTTACAGGTTTCTTTAACTGCAAATTATGAAGCATTATCATTGAGTGTTGGTGATATTGTAAATTTAACGGAAGATTTAACAGGATTTTCAGCTAAAAGTTTTAGAATAGTTGGTTTAGGTATTAATGCTGATTACACAGTATCTTTATCATTGGTTGAACATCAGGATTCTTGGTACACTTATGAAACACAAACACAAGTAGCAACTATTCCTGACACATCATTTCCTGACCCATTTACAGTACAACCACCTGCATCATTAACATTAGATGATAATATGATTGAATATAACGATGGTTCTGTTTTAACTAGATTAACTGCTACGATTGGTGAATCACCTGATAAATTTGTTGCAGAATATCAAGTAGAGGCAAAACAAACTTTAGATAAAAACGGAAACGCAGTTGTTGAAGATTATGTGGTTATCGGTAGAGGTACTGCATTACAATATTCATTATTAAATGCTATTGATGGTGCTACTTATTCTGTAAGAGCAAAAGCAATAAATAGTATTGGTGTTAAATCTACTTATGTCACTGAAACAAGAGTTATTGTTGGTCAAACCGAAGTTCCAAGTGATGTCACAAACTTTTCTATTAATGTGGTAGGTGACCAAGCATTGTTAAGTTGGTCGGCAATACCTGACCTTGACTTAGACTATTATCAAATACGATTTAGTACAGATTTATCTACACCTAGTTGGTTAAATTCATTTGACCTTATTGATAAGATTGGGCGACCTGCTACATCTATTACAGTGCCACTTAAAAGTGGAAGTTATCTTATTAAAGCAGTAGATAAACTAGGAAACCAATCAGCAAATGAAACTATTGTCAGTACAAATATTGCTAGTGTTAATTATGTAGCTGACCAAACAATTAACGAACATACAGGATTTACAGGAACAAAAACTGATGTTTCTTTAGTTAATATAAGTGGAACTAATTATATTGGATTAACTGCTGATGGAACTGTGGGTACACCTACAACAAGAGTACCTACATCAGGAACTTATGAATTTGCTAATACCATAGATGTAGGTGCTAAATTAAAAGTTAGTTTTACTGCATCTGTGACACAATTTACCCAAGATGTATCTGAGTTCTTTGATGGTGGGCGACCTGATAGCACTACTTTAATTGATGATGGCAGACCAAGTCCGTTTGATGGTACATCAGGTGGTAATGCTCATAGTTTATTAGAGATAGCAACATCAGATGATGATGTGACTTATTCTTCTTTTGGTCAATTTGTAGTGGGTGAATATATTGGTAGATATTTTAAATTTAGAGTTAAATTTGAATCTGATGACTTAAAAGCAAGAAGTTTAATTAGTCAATTATCCGTCACTTCTACAATACCTAAAAGACGAGAAAGTGGAAATGATATTGCTAGTGGTACAGGTGGCAAGACAGTTACTTACGATTATGCATTTAAAGTAAATCCTGCGATTGGTATTTCTGCTCAATCAATGGCAAATGGTGATTACTATGTCATCACATCTAAAAGTGCTAGTCAGTTCACTATTGAATTTTTTAATAGTTCGGATACAAGTATAGATAGAACTTTTGACTACATAGCTGAAGGAGTAGGACAAGTAATAGTATAATGAGCCAAGCAACACAAATAACATTAGATAACCAAGCATTTGCAACTTTTAGAGGAAATCTCAATACAAGTTTATCAGCATTAAATTCAGGTCATATTGGCAGTTCAAGACCAAGTTCAGCAGTGTCAGGTACAATATGGCTAGACAATTCAGTAGCAAATACTATAACTATGAAATTATATGATGGAGCAGATGATTTGACTTTATTTTCAGTTGATACTTCAACCAATGTGGTCACATTACCTGCAACAGTGACAATAACGGAAGCTGATCCGTCAGCTATCCCATTTGCGATTGCGTTAGGATAAAAATATGGCTAATAATTTTTCAGTAGTAGAAACCACCCTCACAGATGCGACAAGTACGACTTTAGTATCTACAACTTCTAATAAGCAAATTGTGGTGGGTTTAAATCTAGCAAATACAGGTACTGCCTCCATTACAGTAGATGTAATTGTCAATGACGGAACATCAAATTTTTATGTAATTAAAGCAGTTTCTATACCTGTAAATTCAAAAGTAGAAATAATTAAAGGGAAATTAGTTCTAGGTAGTGGCTACTCAATGACTGCTCAATCCTCTGCATCAGGTGGTGATTGTGATGTTATCGTATCACTACTAACTGATGTGAGTTAATGAGTACAGATACAAACGATATTTATTATGTAGGTAGTAGATCAGGAGCAGATGATGTTGATGTTCTACACAAAGCAGAAATAACCAAATCTTTAATAATACCTTCTGATAGTAATGCATTAATGGTAGGTACAGTGACTATAAGTGGAACAATAACAGTTGATGGAACATTGGTGATTGTATGAGCAAGGTTGAAGTAGATACACTAGCACCTGCCACAGGAACGACTATAACCATAGGCGAAAGCGGTGATACAGTAGTATTAGGTAGTGGTGCAACACAAACAGGATTTGGAACTGTTTATAATCCTTACAGAAACCTCATCATCAATGGTGATATGTCTATTGACCAAAGAAACAGTGGAAGTGCTGTTACTGGTATTTCTAACACCTCTAACTATATTCCAGATAGATTTCAAATAAGAGTAGACGGAAGTGGTTCTGGTAGAATGACTGGACAGCAAGTTACAGATGCACCAACAAATTTTAAAAATAGTTTAAAAATAACAGTTACTACAACAGACGCTTCACCTACTGCTTCCGAAGGTTATGCTGTAAGACAATCAATCGAAGGTCAAAATATTACTCAATTAAATTTTGGTACAGCTAATGCACAATCAATTACTGTTTCCTTTTATGTAAAGTCATCTTTAACTGGTGATTTTTCATTGAACATTGGTAATGGAAGTAGCAATAGGTGGTATGGTGCTTTATATACAATTAATACTGCTGATACTTGGGAAAGAAAGACAGTAACTATTTCTGGTGATACTACTGGAACTTGGTCATCAGATAACAGCTCTGGTTTAGTTCTAATATTTGGATTAGGTGGTGGCTCGAGTAGAACTGTTACACCAAATACTTGGCAGACTGGTTCTGGAACACAGACATTTACAACTGGTGCAACAAATTTATTTGCTACTTCAAGTGCTACTTGGCAAGTTACAGGAGTACAACTAGAAGTCGGTACATCTGCTAGTGACTTTGAGTTCTTACCTTATGATGTGAATTTATTAAGGTGTCAGAGGTATTATCATCAAATTGGTTATGGATTAAATGGAGCAGGTGGAACTGTTAATGCGGGACAAGGACAATGGTATAACTCAGGTGAAGTCACCTTAACTGTTTATTTCCCAACTTCAATGAGAGCAACACCAAGTATGACCTCACCAACAGTAAGTAATGGGTATAGATTTCATAAAGCAGGTTCTTTTAGTGATGTTAGTGATGGCGGTAGTATAAACAGTCCATCTAATATGATGACAGGTATTTACAAAAGTGGATTAACTGGAGGCACAGGTGGTGATGCTTCTTTTTTAGCTATGATTGCAAGTGGTGCTGCTTACAAATTTGATGCGGAGTTATAATGATTAATACAGTAGAAAAAAAATATTTTAATGGATTGTTTATTTCCTACGAAGTTATTTTAAATGACGGAACAAAATGGTCAGTTCCTCACGATGAAGAAAACCGACACTACCAAGAAATACTAGAATGGATAGCAGAAGGAAACACAATTACAGATAATGGGGGTGGTGAATGAGCATATTAAAAGTAGATGAACTGCAATCAAGAACTTCAGGGAATAGAATAACCTTACCAGACGTTAATAACTATCC